AAAAATTTACCCAACGTTAACTGGAAGGGTGAATATACTAAAGAACAAGTAAAAGACCTTAAAAAAGCAAGTAGTAATATACTATACTTTGCTGAAAACTTCTTTCATATTATTAACTTAGATCGTGGTAAAGAGAAGATTCAGCTTTATAAAGCACAAAAGAGAGCTCTAAGAAAGATGAGAGATAATCGTTTCTTTTGTCTATTAGCTTCGAGACAGATAGGTAAGTCTACTATGATGACAATCTATATTTTATGGCAAGCATGCTTTAATAATGATCAACGTATACTTTTAGTAGCAAACAAAGAGGCTACTGCTATTGAAATATTTCAGAGAGTGAGAATGGCTTATGAAGAGTTACCTAACTGGTTAAAACCTCCTGTAAAGGAATATGCTAAGACGTCTATGACTTTAGAGAATGGTAGTCGTATCGGTATTACAACTACAACTGGTACAGCTGCTCGTGGTCAATCTGTTAACTGTCTGGTTATTGATGAGATGGCATTTATTGAACCGCATTTAGTAGAAGAGTTTTGGAAGTCAGTCTTTCCTATTATTACCTCTTCTAAAAAATCTAAAGTATTTGTTTGTTCTACTTCTAATGGCACAGCTAACTTATTTTATAAACTTTATACAGGTGCTATAGAAGGTGATAACGGATGGGCTCATGATAAGATAAAATGGGATGAAGTGCCAGGTAGGGATGAAGAATGGGCTCAAGCAACTAAAACAGCTATTGGTTCCTCTGAAGCTTGGTTACAAGAATTTGAATGTGAGTTTATTCACTCTGGCGAATCTACTCTTGATGATGATCTATTTGAGGAAATGATGTCTAAAGTAACTAAACCAAAAATTATACTAGATGAAGGTCATTATAAGATATGGGAAGAGCCAGATGAAAATAAAGTATATGTAGCTGGTGTAGATATATCTGAAGGTGTAGGAGTAGATTCATCTGTTATTCAGATTTTAGATATAACAGATATTAAAGATATTAAGCAAGTAGCTGTATATAGAAACAATAAGATCCCGCCTTTAGAGTTTACTAATAGATTATATAAAATTTTACGTAACTGGGGGTCTCCCTTAGCTCTCATAGAGAGAAACAATTGTGGAGCACAGGTGGTGGATAGGTTAGCAGAAGATTTAGGTTATGATAAGATAGTATCATATGGTAATAAAAACGCTCATCGTAGAAATGTAATGAGAGGTATGATTGCTCATACAAATTCTAAATATAAAGGTGTTCTTAATATGAGATACTTTATGAATGAAGTTAGAGTAGTAACTGTAAGAGAAGAAGATACAGTAACTGAATTAAGAAACTTTGTTCGTTACCCTAATGGTACTTGGAAAGCTAGAGCAGGATTTCATGACGATAGAGTCATGGCTATGTTATATGGATTGTTTATTCTTGAGAAAGAGATTACTGAAAGATTCTTTGAGATAATTGAAGTTGATGATATGGGTAAGCCATCAGTTATAGAGCCTATGGACTTCGGTATTCAATACTTTGAAGATCCCACTTCTATATATCTTGATGAAGAAATTACTGGAGTAGGATCAAATAATGTATCTGCTGTAGTATTTGGTATGGGTGAAGAAGTATCAGATGATATGGATGATTTGAGATCTATGGGATTTACATTCTTAGGAGAAAATCCTCAAGATAATTGGCAAGCGGGTATACCGAAGCAGCTATAAATATATACATGGCAAGGAATACTATGCAGCAGTCAATGCTGAACAAATCAAGAGCTGATAAGTTTTTATTAGTTTTTGATGTACCACCTATTTTAAAAGAGTTTAGTAAAAAGTTTAATCAAACTAACGATAGCTTGATACCTGACTCAGTACAATTTTCAATATTTGGTGCTGCAGTACCAGAAGTTAACGTACCAGCTGTTGAAAATAGATATGCTGGTAATACATTATATGTTTCATCTCATTCAAAAAATCCATATCCTCCTGTATCTATAGGATTTAAAATAGATAATGAATATAAAAATTACTATGCAATATATTCATGGCTCAATTTATTGCACGATCAATACGAGGGAAGATATAATGCTCGTGAGATAAACGAAAATTTTCCTGATTTTCAGGATTATCAGACTGATTTAACTATATTTGGTAAAGATGAATTCAATAATAATCGTATTAAATTTACATATACTAAAGCGTTTCCTACGTCAGTTAACGCTATAGATTATAGTTATACTGATGCTGACGAAATAACTTCAGGATTTACGTTTGTATACTCACAATTACACACAGAAGTTATCAATTTTTGAAATTATTATCCTGAATTAGGATAAATAATTTTATGGCACAGCGTACTATTAACTCACCTGGAGTAGAAATAAGAGAATCAGATCTTTCCTTTACAACACCTGCACCTGCCGGAACTAGCGTTTATGTTACTGGTTTCGCTCAGCAAGGTCCCGTCGATGAAGTTTTACTTATAACCACTAAGCAAGAATTGGTTCAAATATATGGGCCACCCACTACTGCAGCAGAAAAATATTTTCATTATACTTTAACTGAACTTCTAAATTCACCTGCTACTGTTTACGCTGGTAGATTGCCATATGGTATAGATACAGGAGATGGATTTGGATCTAAGTATTCAGCATTAGCCTACCCTGTTCAAGCATTTGCAAATGCCAATGGAGGAACAGTAGGAACTCTTTCACAATCCTCTTCAGCTATATATGTTGCTGGTGCCCCAGTTCATTTTGAATTAACAGAATCTGAATATTTAGGTATAATTGATGGATCTGGTTATACTTGGGCTGATACTGCTAGACTTAGTGCAGCTAGTATCAGTTCAGTAGCGGATATTGGTAATGCTGGTATTATTGTTTTAAATAAAACGCAATTAGCTAATAACCCTCAATTGGAAGGTACTTATGTAGGATTGCTTAACAATAAACAAAATCCTGCTGATCCGTTTAACGCAATTGTAAATGTTGAAGCTATTACATCTACAAGTGCTAATGCAAGAACTGCATCCTTTACCGGAGTACCAACTAGTACATTAACATTTGATCTTACTTCTTCTGCAACCGATGGTTCAGGTCAGAGTATATCTCGTGTAATGGAGAATCTAACAGATTATGATTTAGACGATACTTCATTCGATGATTACTTACAGGTTGGCGTATTTAAATTGCGTAAGTCAATATATGCTAATGAAGCTACAAAGCTTGATTATGTATTAACAGATATTATTACAGGTTCTATAAATGCAAATAGAAAACAACTTAATCCTAACGGCGGAGCAGATGTTTCAGCATTTATTGAAAATGTGGAGTCGCAAAATGTTAAAGTATTAATTAATGATAATATTTCTGGTAGATTAACCGGCAATTCATCTCTTAATAATCGAGGTAAAGCACAACATGTATTCCAAACTAAGAGTACATTAGCTAAGGCCATAGGTTTATCAGCTGCTCCAGCTGATTACCCAGACTTAGGTCAAACAAATAAATTGTTCCCATTAGGTCAGTTTACTAACGAAAAAGTAACTGGAAAACTTCTTGGTGATATACCAAGCAAAATTGAAAGATCGCTCGATAATATTAAGAACGATGAGGTCTATAATATCGATATTATAGCAGAAGCTGGTTTAGGTACTATTTACTCTATAGCTTGTGCAATGACTGCTAATGGTGATTATTACGATGATGAAAATTATGATGCTGATGTTAAATCAGCAGTTGATGGTTTGAGAACTTCATCTGCTACTACAAATACTAAGACAGATACTTTAAAAACTGACTACAGAGCAATCTTTAATAAGTTTGAGAAGTTTGTTAAGCCTCCATATGAAGGTGGGGATAGAGGTGATTGTATCTTTATAGCAGATCCAATTAGACAGATTGTTATTAAAGGACGTAATACTAAGCCGTTGTCTGATAAGACAAAGAACTTCCAAACTGAAATTTACTGGCCTATCAGACACCAGTTTGAGAACGAGAATACTTCTTATGCTACGGTTTATGGCAACTGGATGGCTATTAATGATAGTTATGGTGGTAAGCAATGCTGGGTA